AATAATCAACAGAAACAAAGGATGTGGATGTTTGATTATAAACTTCTGTATTGATAGTTTCATTCGTTATTTTAATCGTATATGTTGAACCCTGCGTATATGAACGCGGTATAAAATTAAAAGTTTGGTTGTCGCTCGTGTTTTGTAAAACAATCATATATATACAATAAAATATGTTTTGTTTTGTTAAATCTAAAGCAAAAAAAAGGGGCAATTAAGCCCCCTCTTTATTCTAAGTCAAATTCTATTATGAATTAGTACCCTCTGTTACCGTTACAGTACCAGTAAGACCACCAAATGGGTCAGCTTCGGTAGCACCTTCCAAGAAGTTAGCAGGTTGTTGCTCTTGTGCGTTTAGGGTAAGTGTATATCCACTTAAATCTCCCATTGCTGCACCAGTAACAATCGTACCTCCAGTTACCTCTGCACCGTGTTCCGCACCCATTAAAAATGCGTTACCGTTGTAATCGTGTACTACAATGTGAGGTCTGCCATAAGACATCAACTTCAATTCTTTGTTGTCCTCTTTAGTCAACTTTTTCAAGGTGATATTTAAAGTTTGGTCAAAGAATGTAGTACCATTTTCTCTTGATGAGGTGATAGCTTGTTCAAAGCTACTGTTCCCCTTTAATTCGTATTTGTAGGCAGTTACAGTACCCAAATCGTCAATAACGTCTGTATCAGTTGTATCGTAAGCAATAGTGACATCTCCGTAATCCAAGAAATATACCGCTTTAATACCACCTACTACGTCCTTGCAGGGTTCTTTTCTACCTCGTGTTAAATCACAAGCCATATTTTTTTGTATTAAAAAAGGGTAGGCAGATTATTTACCACCTACCCTCTTTGGTTAATTTAGTTTACTCTTAGTTTGCAGAGTTTGTAATTCCGTAAGTTACTACGTCCTCGATAACTCCTACTTGCGCTCCTGCGGTAAATCGCATTACTACACGCACGTTGTCAGAACCGTCTAGGTCAGCCATATCCAAGACCTTAACTTCCTGAGAATCAGACATTAAGCCCGTTCCGAAGAATAAATTGCTCTTAGTAGTTGCAATAGCATTGTTGTCACCAAGACCGTTAGCTACAAATAGTTTTACTCCGTCAAAGCTAAGGCTTCCGTTGTTCCACCATTGTGTACCTTGGTCGTTTGTACCTGCTGCTCCTAATCCTGAAGCACCAAATCCACCTAAACTACGTACATAAGCACGAGCGATGTTTTGTGATACATAGATAAACATATCTTCTTCTCCGTAAAGTGTAGAAGGAATAGCATCTACAATGCTTCCTAATTCAGCAATTACGTTAGCAGATGTTACAGTAGTACCTGCAATCTCTTGTGCGGCAGGAAGTGCAGCATCAGCAGCTACAATAGAAGTAATTCCGTTGAACTGTCCGTTGTTAGAAGTATCTCCACTCCATAATGAACGCTCCGTACGGTCTGCTACTTTAGCAGCAACGTAGCTGATAAGGTAATCAGAGAAAGAAGGTGGTAAATCGTGGTGTGCAGAATATCCCATTGAGATAGCTTCCCAGTCGTTGATGAAATCTTTCTTACAAAGTTGTAAGTTCACTTGTTGGAACTCAGGTTGTAAGATTCTTTCTGTCATTGTAATAGTAGAAGTAGGGTCAAAATCACAAGTTGCATCTTTTACGATTGCATCCGTAGATAATTTTTTGATTACTTCTTTAAACTTTACATTTGGTTTTACGGTAACACCGCCATTAGCGATAGTTGAACCGCTTAACAAAGCAGGAGAAATATACTGTCCAGCAGCTTCCCCAGCGTAAGTTGTAGTGATTGAAGTTGTTGTTGCCATTTTTTATTTAATTATGCGTTTTTAAATTTACTAATTTGACTTAGCACTCTATCCATTGTGGTTTGTGGTGCTTTGTTTGCGTACAAGTTGATTTGTCTTTCAGTTTCAGCTTCGGGATTGTGATTGATTTTCTCAACCGCAGATAGTTCTTCTACCTTTTCCTCAACTTCGCTAAGTTCTTCAACTTCCGCAGGTGCTTCTACTTCTTCGGAACTCATTTCCTCTTTCTCACCAATCATTGCTTTAATTTCTTCAATCATTGATTTTACTTCGGCTAGTTCTTCTTTAGTAGCGTAACCCATTTCTTCTTCCTCTGCCAATTCTTCTTCGGCAGGTTCTTCTGTTTCAGCTTCCGCTTCTCCAATAGATGCAATAATACCTTCTTCCTCCACTTTTAAAATAGTGCCATCTTCCAAAGTATAATCGCCTACTGGTAAAGCTACCTTCTCGTCTTCTGTGACGATAAAAACTTCTTGCCCCTCAGCCATTGATTCGGCTTCTATAACAGTTCCGTTTTCAAGGGTAGCTTGTGCCATTTCAACCTTTTCTACCTCTGTTTCGATAGAAAGAAGTTCTTTTGCTTTTTTAAGTACTTCTTGTGCTTTCATATATATTACAATAGTTTATTAATTAGTTTGTTATATTTTCTAAGCCTTTTGTTGGATTATAAACCACTCCGTGCCATTCCCCCATATCTTAACACCCTCATACGCTCTATTTAAATCAAAAGCACTATTAGCACCATCTAAATTTTGTGAACCATAAGGTGTAAGGTTAGCGTGTGTAGCATTCGTAAACGTAGAATCTGTAATAAAACGTTTTGTTCTGTTAAGGTTTTTAGTAGCAGTTACATCAGGCAGGGTAAGTGTTGCAGTTCCATTTCCGCCACTCCAAGAAAGTACAATAAGTTCCGCTTCGTCATAAGTACTTGCACCTAAATCATACGTTTGCCCATCTTCTACCGTTAGTGTTGTAGGGTCTAAATGGTTTACAACGTAGTGTTGTACGTCTGTTAATGTAGTTTTTTTAGTCGTACCAGTTTGTACTAATGGTATATCTTCCGAACCAGTAATATTAGGTGCGGTGATTGCCGTTAGTTCGCTAATCTTTTTATCTGCCATTATTGATATAATTTATCTCCGTTTTCTTGTATAAACTTTTCCCCTTCTTCGGTGTATAGAAAGAATTTGCTTCTAGTAATATTGCCTATGCCTTGCGCTTCAAAACTTCCATCGCAACATCTTCGGCTATATGTACCATCAGCACACAAACAACCTCGCTTGTCGTTTTTAGGGCTTGGTGCTTTTTCGTTGTATTCTCTCATTGGATAGGTACGCAGTTAGGTACTCGTTTACCGTTTTTCATTTTAAAGCCTATCATTTCATATCCTGCTTGGCAAGGCTCTTTTAAATCTGTTTCTAGTAAGTCTAACTCTCTTAGTTTACTTCCTGCCCATCTAAGACCTGCCTTACCACCCCACAACAAGTAAGAAATAGTGCCACACGCTTCATTGTTGCCTTCATCGTAATATTCTTGCGCTCTACTTAGGTAGCTGAACATTCTTTTGATTGTTTCTACTGTAACCGCTTCCCCTTTTGCAAGTTGTTGCGCTCTTACCTTACCTACTTGCGTAGCACACTTATTATTTACCTTTTCGTTGTATTCAATACCTCGTTTTGCGTTGTTGCTTACCGCATCGGGATAATCAGCATACGATTCTAATTCTTGACCCGATAAAGTTGCCGTGAGTTCTTGCACTAAGTACTCTGCTTCTTCGTCCTCCCAAGCTGATAACTCATTTGGTTCGTTAGGTCTTTCTAATCTATCTGCAAAATAACCCTCAATGCTAAAACCTTTTACTTTTCCAGTTTTAACGTAGTCAGTCCAAACTTCTTCGTTTAGCACCTTCATTGACAACATCCAAGTTCCTAATGGCACTTCCATACCGTAGGCTCTTGATTTGTCTTTTTCCAAGTCCTCTACAATCCAACTCTCAACCGCAACCAAACCTTCTAAGGGGACTTGGTGTTCTAGTGTTGATTTGTTGTGATTGCCTTTTATAAAAAACAGTTCACTTGCTTTGCGTACCGTTTCTCTTGAAAAATATATGTAGTATTCGTTATCTTCGCTTACTCTGTAAATTGGCTTGTTGGGAATAAGAGCAGCACCCATTAGGATACGCTTCTCTTTGTTCACTTCTGCAAATTTAAACTCTTGGTTCTTTAGTGCTACGAAGTCTTCTTCAATCGCAGGGTTCTCTACAATAGATACTGCTTCGATTCCCGAAACCTCATCGTTCTCATCTATAAAAAGTTCGATTATGTCCATATTAATACAATAAAAAAGTGTCTATTTTGTTAACCTATTGATGCTCCCTCTATGATATTTCTATCTAATGATTGTTGTGTGCTTATCTCTTGACTTACAACATATGCTTTTATCGGTTGGCTTTCTTGTCCACCTATTGCTTGTGCTAATTGATTTTCAGGTGCTGCACCTACTACATTAAACGCAGGGGGTTGTTGTGGAGCAGACGCACCTCTTGGTGTTGCAACAGTAGCACCGCCACCACCTGATGGTGTTTGTATTGACATAATGCTTTGTATTTGTTTAACACTCATCGCTGCTGCTAACCCTGCTTGAACTATTGGATATGCAGGAAATGCAACTGTGATAGGGGACGCTTGTGCCGTTGTATATGCATTTTGTACACCTTGAATACCTGTTATAGTGGTTTGAGCTATTGCTGCTGCTTTACCTATTGCACTACCTTCTCCTGCTACGGCTGCAATATTACTTAGCAACATTTGGTCTTGGGCTATGGCTGCTTGTACTTCCTCTTCGCTAAATTTCTTTTTTACATCAGTAGTTTGTTTAGCTACATCTCGTATTGCACTACCTGTAACCTTAGATGCTGTAAGTTCAAACGAACTGCGTTTAGTTACGCCTGACTCTAACGCACTAGTTATAGTGTCTTGTTGTTCTATAAATTGTTTTATTTCATTTTCCCTTTCGGTTTGTAG